GTCGTTGATGCGTGGATTAAATCCAGATTCAAGCTGGAAGTTGCCAAGCATACCCGCAATCTGACCACGGGTGTAGCCTTCCGCTTGAAGGCGTTTGGCAATAAAAATAGCGTTTGGATCTAATGACATGGCTGCATTAGTTTTGTTCTCCTACCCAATTTGAACTTGCCCTAAGACCAGGAATAAAAACGGTTTGCAGTGCCAGTGTTGTAGCCAGGTACACAAGGGTGCGTTTAACAAGATTGGGACAGAGAATCATCGGTTTAAAGCAACAACACTGGCTCCCGTGAATCAAAGATTCGTGTCCAGCAGGTTGGGCTTACATGCTACGCAATGCCAAGAAAATCATTGGCCGTATCTACGGATGCCCTCAATGCCAAGGGGATCATTTCCTAAACCACTAAGCAGAGCCTTTTTATACGTATCTGCTAAGTTTTGAGCCTGCTCTTGTGGAACTGCTGCAAGAGATTTTTGTGGCATAGGTGTAACTAAAGATCCACCGCCCGTAATTGCATTAAACATTGCCTCAGTAGCAGAGCCAAAGGAAGGCAGCTGTCCAGGCATAGGAGTTACGTCTGGACGCACACCAAATTCATTAGCAGGAGCAATGGCATTTAACATTGCTTCTGATTCTGCGGGAAGAGCAGGGACTGGAGTACCCCCTGGATATAGAGTTCGCTGAATAACATCGTAACCTGCTTGACCAGGTTTCACCTTAGGTGCAAGAGTTTTACCGTATTTTTGTGCCCAAATCTGCATACCAATATCTTCTGCAGATTGAACTTGCTCAGGCGTAGCGCCAGGTGCAACGGCAAGTTTTCGAGCAGTTTCGTAACGCTGAAGCTCAGGATCTTGTGCAGTTAATTGAGCAACACGAGAGGTTTCTGCTGCTTGCGCGCGTTCTGCTGGCGTACCTCCAATAGGACGAAAGTTAGTGACTGAATAGCCAGCGTTACCGCCCCCTCCTCCACCTCCGCCTGCTCTAGCAGCTTCCGCTAACTCAAGCTCAGCACGACGGTAAGATTTGCCGTTGGCACTCGGGGGAATGCTGCCTACACGGCCAGGAACAGATCCTCTCAGTAAATTAGTATAGTCTTGAGCGGCTTTTGGAGATCCAAGGTAAGAACCTATTTGCCCTAACGCATTTAGTGCTTGCCCCGGTAAAGACTCAATGTTTCGCCACGTTTGACGAGAAAAAGGGCCAGTAGGAGTAAACATAATTACCTCCAAACCTCATGTAAATAGATGCGAGAACCAACAGCTGTGTCGGCAGGACCAGGTAAAGCCTGGATGAATTCAGCACCAGAGCGTTCGTAACGGTATCTGGCTTGGAACGGATCCTTGTAGTTAGGAACGTAAAGGATGCCGGCTAGACGGTTGGTTTCGTAGAGATAAATCTCATCCCAAACCTTGAGTGCCTCTTTAGCATTACTGGATCTGATCGTACGATCAACGTCACCAGCAATACTTTCAAGGCGGGTAGAAGGTGAAGTAGCTACTTCAGTCTTCTTTTCAGCTGTGTCACAACGACCAATTTGAATGACGATTTTGTCGTAGAAGTACGAATCAGGGACCGTATTCATAGCTTCTTCCAGACGGGCGTAGTCGCCCGCTGGCACGGAAACCGTGAAGTAGCCCAGATGATATCGGACTCTACTTTTGTCAAAGTCGCTGAGTTGCACAGCCTATTTCCGTATGTTTTTAATTATAAACGCTAGTTATCCGTAGATAATTTCGTTTAACGGACCTGAGTCTACGTACTGCATTAATGCGGGAATATTTGATTTTCTCGGAGCAAAAGCACTTGCCATTGCAGATTCCATTAATTGTTGTTGCAATGGTTTTTCTTTCGGTTGTAATGCGTTGATTAAAGAACCAAATAAGTTAGCCGCCGCAGCCTGTGTATTTGCAGAGCCGGGATTTTCGGATGAAACAGGTGTACTGACAGTTGGCATCTCGGCTACCAACTTACCTCCTACGGTGTGTCGACCGGTTGTTAACCATTCGAGCTGGGGCTCTGTAATAAATTTTCTACCTGCAAGTGCTAAATGTACATGTGTATCATGTCCTGGATCACCGGGGCCAAGAACTTCGTCAAATATACCAAGCTGTTTAGCACGCCAACGCAATTCTCCTGTTCGCTGTTTCCAGGGAATAGGTTTTCCTCCTTTGTATGCAGGAGCAACATCAGGGCGCCAATCACGAACGTCAATTGCTTGACCAACAGGGTGATAACCTGTAGGGGAATGTCCGCTGCCTACTCCGCCAAACTCAGGGTGCTCACCTATATTTAATGTTTTTTCATCAATCTTTCCGTATCTCTGTAAAGCTCGAGCAACATCAGCAATACTTCTTTCAGCCATTGTATGTTTTATTTTTAATTGTAAGACTAAAAAACCCCTGGTTTCCCAGGGGCTTAGTAAGGAGATGAGTAATCAAACTCTGATCAGGTCAGCAGCAATCACTGCGTCCCAGTCAACTCGCCCAATTTGTTTTAACTGTTCGAGATTGTTAAACCTTTCACCCGATAAGGACATCTGAAGATCTTTAATCTCTCGGGCTGTTTTCAATCCAATGCCTTTAATATGATCAGCGATCATTTGGGCGGTAGCTGAATTGATATTTAAACGGTTGTCCGGGGGGAAAGTGCGTGGCTCTTCCTGAGCAGCTTTATCTTTTACTTGAAGCGTCTTTACCGTTTTGGTAGCAACTTCATCAAGCGTAAGTTCAGTCTTGTATGCGGTATAAAGGCGACCGTCCTGATCTTCGACCATGAACCAATCGCCATTATCCCATTCGCTTACAATCTTGACTCTCGCGCCTGTTTTTTTGTGCTGATAAAGCATTGCTGCAGTAGCTGACATAAGACCAGTTATTCACTGGTCTTAGTTTAACCTAATCAGCTAACAGTGCGGCCCAGGAGGTAGCCATCGATATCTTCGTAGCCAGGTGCCACATCAGGCTGAACGTAGCAGCACTCAACCACCAGATAACCAGTACGGCCACCAGCGGCATCACCACTGGAGATGTAGAAACCACCAGAGGTAGCAGTGCTGTTGGCAGTTTCTTTTGCAAACACCTTCAGGGTAGTGGCAGCGGTAGCAGCATAGTTCACGTTACCAGCGGTCACACCAGCGGCGCCAGATGCGATCAGGAACGGATTGGTGCTGTAAGCAGCGGAACCAGCAGCGAAGAAGATCTCACCAGCTTGGGTGCCAGACACGGTAGAAGCCAGGTTGGCCTGGATCACACCTTCACCAATACCAGAGGCAGCGGTGGGGCTACCACTGTTGCTGCGACCGAAGGAGATCACGTTACCGGTGGCGGCGTACACACCAGAGGCAACACGACCATCACCCCAGCCAGAAGCAACGGAGATGGTCGCGCGATAAACATAAGCAGGCAGGGTGCTGCTACCAGAGATCACCATGCCGGTGATGTCAGGGCGGGTGTCGTCTTGGCGGTAAGGCGAAGGAACGATCACATCGGCTGCAGCTACGGGACCGCTACCGGAAGTTGCGGTAACAGGCACATAACCACGCTGCTGGAAGTAACGGTAACCAGGAACAGCCAGCACAGAAGTGGGGCCGCCCTTGGAACCGTCAACACTACCGCTGTCGTCGGTATCAATGTTCTTGTACCAACCGTTCAGGGGCTCTGCCCAGTTACCTGGGTAGATTTTTTTGGCGGACAAATAGGTCATTTATCTTTTCCTATGTTTGGATTTATGGTTTGTTATCAGACAGTGCCGTCATCAGACACGAAGCTGTAAGCGGTGGTCACAAAGTCCTTGTTCAGGATCTCAAAACCAGCGTACAGCTGCCAGATAAGGATGATAAAACGACTGAAATCGTCGTTATTGTTGATAAGAACTTGCGCGTTCGGACCACCGATACCAACGCCGATCGACTGAGGACCGAAGAAGTAACCCTGAGCAGCCTCTTGGGAGCTGTAGGTAGAACCACCGTTGAAGGAGGCACTCACGGTCTTGGTCGGGAAGTTGGTCGACTCGAAGAACTTCACGCCTTCAAACTGGACACCAGTTGGCATCACGGGCTCACCAGCCAGGAAATAACCCTGACCAGCTTGGGGACCCATGTAGAAGCTGGCGTTGTTAGGCATCATGGGGTTGCCCATGTACATGCCTTGACCAGGATTACCAGCGTAACGGGCGATCTCACGGAAGTCAGCATCACGACGCAGGTGCATCATGAAGGTGGGATCGCAGATGCAACGATACAGACCATCAGCGAAGGTCGGAACGTTACGCTTGCGCAGATCCTTAACAATGGTCAGCAGGTCGGTCTTCACCTGGAACTGCTGAACTTCATTGCCGTACTCAGTGGTGGAGTAAGAGATACGACCTTGGGAGTCCTTGACTTTGCCACCAGCAAAGTAGTAACCACCTTGGGTGGTAGAAGCGGCACCGTTTGCTTCTGCTTTGGCGAGTTCATCAATGAACACGCGGTCGCGCCAACGACGGTAGTCATCCAACAGGGTGAGGCTACCAATCGACTGGTGGAACATGTTGAGGTTACCGGTATCCAGCAGCAGGCGCTGGGCGGTAATCAGGGTTTCCCGAGCAATCTTGAAAGTGCTGGGCTGGGTCGGATCGCCCGGATCAGCAGGACCAGTGTATTCCTTAAGCACCACCAGGACTTTCTCCTTGGTGATGTTACGGCTGTTAGCGGTACCGATGGTTTGATCGGCAATACGCTCACGGCTGTCCTTCGTACCAGGGGTACCCCAAAACTTATAGCGGTCTAACTGGACGGTTTGACCAGGCTGACGGGTGAAGTCATGAACCACCACAGGCTCCACTGCCATTTCGGCAATGTAAGCAGGGTGAGGACGGTAAAGTTCCGCACCCAGAATCTTTGGAAAGTCGTTATCAATGAACACTTTGTTTTATCCTCCAGTGTCGCAGGAAGTGTTTTATCGGGTGAAAGATTCAGACATAGATATGTCTTATCTATCACAAATTTTAGCAGTCCGTAATTTAATATTACATGTACTGCGTGGATGCATACGGGCTTACGCTGTATTTAGCCCCTGGCGTGTTACTCGAGACGCGTGGATCTTCTGGATCAATAGCCATGCCTTGCTGGAATCCTGGAACACCAATAGAACCAGGGATCGCACCAAGTGCTACGCCGCCAAGACCAGCGGCAAGAGCACCAGCTGGAGCAGCGATTGCACCGAATCCTTTCTTAAGGCCAGAATACATACCGGCTTCAGTGGCTTGAGGCAATCCTTGAATAGCACCAGCCATTCCACCAAGCAAAGCAGCACGCTTGCTTTCCCCTGCCATCTGTGAACGTAACCTATTGATTTTCTCTGCTTGCGCAGCTTCAGCAGGGGATACAGTGCGAACAGATGTTTTAAGAGGCGGATAAATATTTTGAGATGCAGAAGTTAAATTTCGAACTGCGGCTTCTTTGCCGGTATTCACTAAACCTGCAACATCTTTTGCATATCTACCAGCTAGTGCACGTGCACCAAGTAGACCAGCTGCTCCTCCAAGTGTTCCGCCAACTCCGGCAAGAATTGCGGAACCTGGATCTTCTCCTTGAGAAAGGGCGTACCCACCCGCCAGTAAACCGGCGGCAGCAGGTACACCATACTTAAGTCGACCACGCATGGCCTTACTCCATTACAAACAGTTTGTTTGCAACAACTTGAGGCTGAGCTTGGTTTAGGAGACGCCAGGCTTGTGCAGGATCCACATCCATTTGTTGCTTGAAGTTACCCCAGAAGTTTTCGGGCTGTTGAGGAGCAGCTGCAGCAGGAGGAGCAGGGAACTGACCAAAGTTAGGATTCACTGGAGCAGTGGGATAACCACGGGTCTCAAGCTCTGCCTCATTCTCATACACGGGGTATGGACCTTCAGGACCGAAGAACTTCAGGGTGTAATCGCTGAGAACGTCGGGGTTAGTCAGGATTTCGTTGTAAGCCAGGTTCTCAGTGTGCTCACCAACAGCAAAGTTGGCATAACTCTGAATGAGATCCTTAGCTTGAGTGCCCCAGGCAACGGCGCTATCCAGCATCCCTTCGAGCTGAAGGGCATAGTTATTTAGGATTGCGGGAGCCTCGACCCCGTACGCGTCGATCACCATCCGGCTTTCGTTGCTCAGACCCAGGTAATCCGCGATTTGCTCCAACGAGGGATTCGAGGAGGTTTGGGAAGAGCTGGGCGAGTAAGCCTGGTTGGTTGATAAGGTCTGCGCTGCCCAGTTCTGCGTACCCTGGCCGCTGGTTTGTCCGTAATTCGCCGGGGTATACTGAGTCGACGCGGGTGATGGTT